TCGTACAACTGCTTAATTGATTATACAGTACACAAAGCCTGGTTAATTCCAGGCTTTTTTTTGACCATAAATAATATATATGGCTACCGCTCGCAGACCCAATGACCCAATTTTATTTGACCGTAACCATGCGTCAAAAATATTTGTTGCCAACAACCATGGGTTGTCGCCCAAGTACGGTTTCTTATTTCATGTGGCATTTGACTTGAATCCTGAAATAGCCAGGATATCAAATGACGATATATTAAAAATGGGCTTTGTTGTCAAGAGTACAAGTCTACCACGATTTACAATTGATACAAAAACACTAAATGCCTACAATCGAGTTGACATAGTGCAGACAAAAGTAAAATATGATACTGTTTCAATTAAATTTCACGATGACAACTTAGACATTGTTAGAAATTTTTGGTATGACTACTACAGTTATTATTACAGAGACAGTGACTGGAATGAAAGCATATATGCCTCGCCTACAAAATACAGCGAAAGACAGCAACAGACTTGGGGTTACACTCCTAGACAATATCCAGCTAGTAGTCCTGCCACACAACAATTTCTAAGTGCCATTAGAATTTACAGTTTGCACAATAAAAAGTTTGCTGAATACACATTAATTAATCCAGTTATTACACAATTCCAACACGGTGATCATGCCCACGGTGGCGACGCTGGTACATTGGAAAATACCATGACCATACAGTATCAGGCTGTGAAATACAAATATGGCCAAGTCAGTGAAGACACAGTATCAGGTTTTGCTACATTATCATATGACACAAGGGAAAGTCCAATGGGTACAACACCAGTGACAGATCGTACTGTGCATGAAATGAGCGATGGACTAACCGGACTTCCGGGCATACTCAACAATATTAAAAATATCAACGGATCTGCCATACTAGGTGGAGCACTAAGCACAGTGGGTTCTGGTTTGCTAACTGGTGCAGTGGGATTTGGTGTTGCCAATTTTGGATCGGGTATAAAAGCAATTGCCGGCGGAGCATCAGACCTACTGGGCAAGGCCAAGTCAGGCTTAGGTAAAGTTTTTAGCAACGGCGAAAATGTAGACGGAGCTACTATCGATGGCGGCAACGGATTGTTTGGCGATCCCGCCCAACCTCAAACAGCAGAACAGGTTCAAGCCAGTATAGATCAAACTACTGCACAGATTGCTGCCGACGAAGCCGCAATTGAACAGGCAAATGCTGACCTAGAAAGTGGTGAAGCCGAACAAGCCCAACTAGAAACACAAATTGAAGCAGACACTTATAACTTAGAGTACGATCCTAACTTAACCGAAGAAGACATAGCGGCACTTGAACAAATCATTGACGATAACAAAGCCAAACTGGCTGGAGTGATCAATGAAAACCAAACAACAAGAGAAAACTTAGATGGGTTATCTAGCACAGTGATGGAAAATACTAGTAAATTGGATCAATTAAAAGAAGCATTGAATGCCAGTGGTAACAGCGCCTCCGAAGGAGGACCCGGTCCGGGCAGTAGTACTGAATACGATCCGGCGTCTGGCGAAACTATTACAACTAATCCAGACGGCAGTCAGACCATTATTAGTGCAGATGGCTCTATATATACTAACCCACAGCAAAATCCTGTAGATAATCCCAATGCATCAAGCAATCAATCAACCGCATACCCGGACCCCTAAGGAACAACCATGGCAGTAATAGATACATTTGCACAATTAAAAAATAATCCTAGTAATCTAGGAACTATCAATTTAAATAATATATCTGGTGACGGCAGTAAGTTCTTTAACAATTATTTTGATAAAACTATTACAATTAGCTCAGCCAAAGATGATGCAGTACTCACTTACTTTGAAAAAATTTGTGAAAACAAAGAAAGTGCGTTGGCACTTAGTAGTGCAGTGATATATACAGCTCGAGTTCAAAATGTTGATGTCATGGCAGTATTGGATGAGTTTAAAAAGTTAAGTAGAGAACAACTTGGTCCGTATATAAGCTACTTTTTAAATCTCAGTAGGATTGGCACCAGCCTGATAGGTGTGCAAAACAGTACAAATAAAAACAAATATGTAGCTCGAACAATTATAGCATGAGTAAGTACGCACAGGGAAAATATCAATTACAGAATCCGGCTAAGTATGTGGGTAACAAGACGCCAACTTACCGGTCGGGGTGGGAGTGGACTTTTATGCAGTTCTGTGATGTTAATCCAAATATACTTCAATGGGCTAGCGAAGCCATACATGTTAACTATCGTAATCCGTTGACAGGCAAAAATACAATTTATGTACCAGATTTTTTAATTGTTTACAACGATGCTCAAGGCCGACAACATGCCGAGGTGATTGAAGTTAAACCAAAAAAAGAAACCACGCTAGAAGGTAACACCAATGCTAGATCACAGGCCGCCGCAATACTCAATATGGCTAAATGGGAAGCTGCCAGAGCCTGGTGCAAGAATCAAGGCTTGTCCTTTCGTGTGATAACAGAAGATCAAATTTTTCATCAAGGCAAGAAGAGATAATAAATACTGTTAGTATCGACTACTAGTCCCATGAACGGACACAATTACTGAGGAAATTATGAAAAAGCTATTAGCTACACTAGCCATAGCCTTGTCTTTTGCGGCAACGGCTCAAGAAAATGTAACCATTTATTACGCATTTAGTCCTGCTGACAGTATTGCCAATTATGGCCGTACCCTGGTACAGGAAGCAAATCGTATTCAAACCAAATACAATTTTATGTTTGACACCAAACCCGGAGCAGGCAATGCCATTGCGGCAAACTTTGTAAAGACAAATCCCAACACTATCTTGTTTACCAGTAGTGCATTCTTTATTCGTCCAGAGTTTTACCCAAACGAAAGTTATGAGGTACGAGACTTTCGTGAGTTTATGCCATTTTGTACCAGCCCAGTGGCAATCAGTTCAGTCAAGTACAAGTCTTGGGACGAAGTACCCAAAGATCGACCCCTGAACATCGGTGTCAGTGGACTTGGCGTTACTACACACTTGATCAGTTTACAGATTGTTGACAAATATCCAAATGCACAAGCAGTGCCTTTCAAAAGCACTTCAGAAGCCTTCATGGGTTTGATCAGTGGATCACTGGATTTTAGTCTTGGGTTTCTAACAGATCATCACGCCTGGGCCAGCGACCCAGCTAGAAAAGTACAGACACATGTACTGGGCATCACAGGTGCCAAACCCATGTTGGGATACAAACCCATAGCCGGAATGGGTTTCAATCCAGTTACTAAATTGTTAAACATTCCACATCATATGGTAGTGCCAGTCACAACACCAGATGCCAAGTTTAAAGAATGGAGAGCTATACTAACACAAGCAGTACAGGCCAAAACTGTGTTGGACAGTTACAAAGCAGACATGTGTGAGCCACTGGTACTAAAAGACAACGAACTAGACTCTTGGTACACCGAGCAACATCAAAAATGGAAAAAGTTAACCACAGGTATTAAACTTAACTAACAAAAGGACCGCAAGGTCCTTTTTTAATGTTAAATACTCAATGCCCTATCCAGATCGACAAGAGATACTCAATAAATTATATCTGCGTAAACGAGATAACATCTTGTTGGGCAACCTGGCTATTAAACAGTTGGAGTTCATCGAAAGAAATGCACACAAAACTGCGTATTTGACTTTGAGTCGAGTACCTGATCCCGATGTAGTAGTAATATATACATATGGCGGAACAACTCCTCATCACTTTTATTTTACCAATGCTGGGAAAATATCAGATAAAACAGTAAAGCACCATCAATTTACATGGGATTGGATTGATAAATGGCTAGATCAAGGTGTTGCTGTTGTTATATTTGATGTGCCAAGTTACTTTATGGCCTACGAAAATCCCTGGGTCACTAGTTTCTATAGAGCCAGCGAAGATAGGTTGACTGAAAGCTTCCAACTAATAGACATAGTAGAACAGAAATTCTCCAATGCATCTATCAATTGGTTTGGCATTAGTTATGGAGCACAAGATGCGGCCAATATTAGTCTACACCCATCCAAGTTACGAAAAATAGTATCGGCCTCTGCCACCTGGCATGTGATTGAGGATGTTGATAAATTCCAACAAGGTGCCAGATTAGATTGGTACAATGTTGCTGATTCAACATGTCCTGTGCTTATAGTCATGCACGAGAAAGAAGTGTTTCGAAAAGCACAAGAAGAAATGCTCAAGACAGATTCTATCTTAGTGGCTAATTTTGTACCTGCAAGTGAAGGACATTTTTTTGCCAAGAAAGAATCAGAGGTTGTGACAGCAATCTGCGACTGGTACAGAGACAAACCTATACCAAAAATAATACAATAAATACCATATGACTAAACGACTTGAAGAAACATTTAACTTACCATCAGCAACAACAGATGAAGCTGGTGGTACAACCACAGAAGATATTAGAACAGTAATTGCACAAAACAGAGACATGATAACTGATGTTGATGCGGCTATAGATAAGATTGATGCGGCCCTGCCCTATGTTAGAGATTTAGATACCGCGGACAGCGAACTAGATGAACTGGCCCTGTTGGCCAAAAGCAAAGCAGAAGACCTAATAGATTTGGGTATGAATGTTGATCCACGATTTGCAGGTGTTATACTACAAACAGCGGGCCAGTTACTGGGCCATAGTATCACCGCCAAGACAGCCAAAATGGACAAAAAACTCAAGATGATACAGTTGCAGTTGAACAAGGCCAAACTGGATCATCAAATAGCCAAGGACAACAGCCGAGAAGAAGACGAACCCGTGGATGGCCGAGGCATGGTACTGGACCGCAATGCGCTACTAGATCAGATTCTGGGCAAAAATCGCACAGAAGAAAAGAAGTAATCGGACATAAATATAGAATACAGGACTATTCCACTATGAAAAATTTATCAGCATATTTTCACGAAACACACAAAGTTTACGAGTTTCGTATCAAAATGGCACACGTAGAGCCCAAGGGCGAAGTGCTAGATCGTATCAAAAACGCACTGGATTGTTTTCAAGTTGAAACTATCAGTGCTGTAAAAAGATTACCAGTGACTGAGCATTATGAGTTTGCCAAAGAAGGTGCATGTGATTGCTACATGCTAGATGTTGGCCTAAAGTATCCAACTATCCCGGGACAAATTCGTCAGTTGATTGGCGAACGAGCCGGTGTTAATGCTGCCTGGGTTGATGTTAAAACCATGGCTGATGCATTGAATGAACAATTGGTATGGGGGCATGTTGAAAGCAACGAAGATGAAAGTCCTGTGCTGACCAAAGAAGATCTAGGTGGTCCCAGCGCACAAGATGCAGTTGGCCAGAAACGCTTAACTGGCCTGATCAAAGAACTCAGTGCCAACACACGCAAATATGAAGTGCAAGGCACTGATACGGAGTATGCCAGTGGTAAAACCACCAACGATGCCCCACAACAAAACAACAGCCCCATTGGCAGTACCAAGAACACCCTACAACGTCCCCGAGGAAAATAATCATGAGCAACATGTACACAATTTTAGACAGTCTCAAAAAAGTAACACCACAACAAGAGCCGCAAGAGAATAAGAAACCACAAGCCATCTACGAAAGTGTAGAAGCCAAAGGGTCAATTCTTGAGGGTGTGGCTAAAGTCGAACAAAAACTCAAAGAGCAATTTGCTGAATTCAATGAAGGTGACACTGAATATAAAAACGGTGTCACCAAGCATAAAGGTACATACGGCACCGAATACCAAGGTGATCCCGATGACGAAGACGCTCCCAAGCGCGGCCGTCCTGCCAAAGGCACAGCTAAAAAAGAAAAAGTTGTTCGTGTAAAAGGTCCCAAAGGTCGTCCCAAGAAGGATCCTGGTGCCAGTGCTCCTGCCAAAATTGGTAATGATCCATTTGGTCGTGTGCCAGACAAAGCGCCCAAGGGTGCCAAAGGTACAGTGGTCAAAGGCAAAGCAACACAAGACACCAACGAAGACCAAATCAATGAACTAAGTCCTGAACTGCTAAAGAGAGCAAGAGACAAGGCAGGTATGAAATATGCTGATGCTGACGACCGCCGAGATCAAAAAGCATCTGACAAATACAACGCACAAGATGACAAGTTTCATAGTGCCATGCGTAAAAAACAAAAAGACATGGCAGAAGGTGCCATTATGGAGTACGACAGATCTTTAGCCATTCCAGCGTCAAAGGCTTTGATTGCGGCCTTGCCCCGAATGTCTAGTTTGGGATATACTCAAGAAGACAAAGCATGTGTTGAAAAATTTATCAGCCTCTTACAAAGAGGCGATACACACAAGGCTCGTAGATACCAAAAAATCAAAGGCGGATGCACAATTCACGCAAGTAATTTCATTGACGAAATTTTAAGTGATGCAAATATTAATCCAGATGCTGAATTTCAGCAACCCGTCCTCGTTGATCCTCGTTTGAAAAAGCAAGGCATGGCCGAAGCAGAAAATCCATTTGCCAGTTTTAAAAAGCAAGCCAAAGGTGCAGGCCTACTTCGTTCTAAAATCAAAACCAAAACCAAGACAATGGAAAGCAGTCAGCGTATGGCCAAGTTGTTGATCGAAGGTGTCAACTTCACTGAGATGATCAAGAAGAAAGACATGACACTACAAGAGATGTTGGCTGAACTACAAGCAGATATCCAGTCATTCAAAGAAACAGGACATTGCAGTGAACTCCTGCGTGACTGCATGGAAGTACACAGTTACGGCAAGTCACAGTTGAATGATGCCACAGAAAATCCAATGGACAATGATAATTTTCCCATGCCACTAGCACCTGCACGGCCCAGCATGATGGATCGTGCCAAGCGCATGGGCGGACAAGTTCTAAACACATTAGGACACGGCAGTGATGAAGATATGAAAGCTGACCTGCGCCGCAAGATGGGTATGCAGGAAGCCGCAGAACTAAACGAACTGGCCCGTCTAGCAGGCTTGACCGTGAAAGAAGCCAACGATGGCAACTTGGCCAACAATGCTAAACCATATAAAAAAGTAACTAGACGCGATGTTATTCAAGGTGCTCAAGGCAAAGATGAACAGGGTGGCGAAGCAGAAGTCGATGAAGCAGCCAAGTATCGTGATCCCAAATACAAAGATCGTCTGTACACTCAAGAATTACCCGATTATGAAAACGATGATTACAGCGATGACGAGTACTACACTGGTGCAAAACCCGATGACTATCCTGGCTCAAAAGACCTAATAGGTGGTGGAGAATTTGATCATAATGACCCGTTACAAAAAGGCTTTGGCCGTCATGGGCATGATGTATTAGATCGTGGTCCAAGAAAAGGCATGCCTTCGCGTAATCACATTACCAGTTTAAAAGGCAGTATCAAGGCCGCACACGGAACTCATAGCAAACCCAACCTGCCCGAAGGCGACGGGTCTGAATCCAATATCCGTGATACTCTAGCATATGAAATCAGGATGATTCTTGATGGAGCTCTTGCTGATTACGATCAAACAGATCATATCGTCGATGAGCTGGGTGATATATTCAATGATATTGAGGCCAGCGGTGACAGAGAGGCAATGATGGCATATGAGATGATGGTTGATACAATTGATACAGACGCTGACACACAAGTTGATGCCGCCCGCCAGGCATTAAAATTATTAAACTTAGATGAAGGCGACATGGAAGAAGGCAACGAGTTCAGTGGCAATCGTGATGACGCAATAAAAGCAGGCAAAACAGAGTTCGAAGTTGACGGTAAGACATATCCTGTAAAAGAATCATCAGATGACACCTGTGACAAGTGCGACTGTGATCCATGTGAGTGTGATGATGCAGATCGTGATTTGGCCAAACTCAAAGAAAACTGCGGAATTGTGAGCCCAATTGGTAGCATGGCACAAGACATGCAACAGCAACAAGGCAAGATAAGTGTTAATACAAATCAAAGCAGTGATGGCACCAAGAACATCAGCATCAGTGCTGATGGTGAAGCCGCTGACCAACTGATGCAGATGTTAAAGATGGCAGGCATGGGTGGACAATATGCTGAAGTAGTTGTCACCGCACAACCAATGGAAGCCAAAGAATATGGCAACACCGACATTGACAAACCTGAAGAAGTATTGAATACTCCTCGTCCTGATGTTCGTGGCATGCACCGTGCAGAAACAGTTGGATATGCGGACACCACAGATGACTTGAACAAGCAAAAAGATCAAGACCCTGAAACAGCCAACCGGGCCGCTAATCCAAAAACGCCCAAGGCCAACAAGGTTGAAGAGTCTCATCCACTTGAGTCATTGGGTGCAAAGTTAATGGCTGAATACCAAAGCATTAAATTAACAAAATGAAAATAAACGAGATTGTTCTCGAAGGGTCCGCTCCCAGTGGGGGCGGCTCAACCAAGGCAATTAGCAAAACACACAAAGTTGGGTTGTCGAATGCACTAACCAGTCCCGACTTGAATATGAATTCTGGAAGTTTATATTTAAATTATCGTTTTAGTGTTGCACTCGCAGGAAGTCCAGATCAGACCATGGACAAGGACAATTATATTGCTGGGGATCCTTTTTATGCTCCATATGCCGACGAGGAATTGGAAACTTTATATCATGCCGCAAAACAAATTGGCATCAAGTTTGATAAAAACTGGGCCAGCAATAAGAGTGAGTTAGACTCAGTGAACAAAACAAGTCCAGTTAAGTCAGCTGGACCCATTGTCCTTAAAAACAAATGAAACAGTATCGCATAACCGCACCAAGTTATGCCCAGGATCACATTCCTGATGCCGCAATGGCCTCAGACGACTTGGCAGAACTTAAAAAGTTAGCCGGCCTTGGCAATGACCTACTAGAAGACTTTACACCAATTTGTGCTGACGCTAGAGAAATGCCATCAATGAGTCCAGTGGGATCAAACATTTCTATTACAGGTATGGAAAAACAACGACTGGAGAAACAACTAAACATCAAAGCAGGAACACCCGAGTGGTTTCAGCTGTGGTTTAGTCGTCCGTATTTGACTGGTGAAAAACCTGTAGGTGATGCTCCGCCCGAAGCTGAACGCAATCCTGCACATCTAATAGATAAAAACGGCAACGCCGACACAGACAAAGTACAACAACTTGCGTCCCGTCTAGAACGCAAGTTTCGCAACGACTCAAGCAACTAGTTTTTCAACACCCAAGTATTTGTTCCACGATTCCTGTTTCACCGTGAAAGGCAAGTCTTTCCACTTGTTGACCAGGTTGTAGTATTCTGGACGATGCGGCAAGTTCTTTGGACGCATCAACTTGGAACCTTTGTGGTGATTACAGCTCTTGCAACTGGTGACACAGTTATCCCATGCAGTCTTACCTCCAGCCGCTCTTGGCACAACATGATCGATGGTCAAGTCTTCGTAGTCAAATATGTCTTCACAATACTGGCACTCAAACAGATCGCGTAGGTACATGTTGTAGCGACTAAACTTGACATGTTTTTTGTATTTGAAATAGTCTGTGGTCACACAAACACTGGGCACATTGATGGACAAGCGTTCTGAATGCACTATCCATGTTGGATAAGTTTCAAGTACATGAACTTTTTTAAGAAACATAAGTTTGATAGCATGTTGCCAATTAATAACGCTCAAGGGCAGTACGGAAATTGGACGATAATCTTGATTAAGCAGTAGGCAGTCACTCATAAGTAATAGATAATGGCAAAAATTGACGAACAACAACTAGTAAAGACGCCCCATAAAAAATCGTCTTACACAGAACAGCAGATCTTAGAATTTGCTCGCTGTGCAGATCCTGTGGACGGACCACAGTATTTTATGGACAACTACTTCTACATACAACACCCCGTCAAAGGTAAGATGTTGTATCACCCTTTTGAATATCAAAAGCGTCTTATTGATACTTACCACAATTATAGATTCAGTATATCATTGATGCCCAGACAAACAGGCAAATCAACCAGTGCCGCCGGCTACTTGCTATGGTATGCTATGTTTGTTCCCGACTCAACAATTCTTATTGCGGCTCACAAGTATACAGGAGCACAAGAAATTATGCAACGAGTTCGGTATGCCTATGAACTATGCCCGGATCATATTCGCGCAGGTTGTACCAGTTACAACAAAGGCAGTTTAGAGTTTGAAAACGGCAGTCGTATTGTGAGCCAAACCACAACTGAAACAACAGGTCGTGGTATGAGTATTACCTTGCTGTACTGCGATGAGTTTGCATTTGTTCGACCCACTATTGCCAAAGAGTTTTGGACCAGTATTTCACCTACACTGAGCACAGGTGGTAAGGCCATTATCACCAGCACTCCCAATTCAGATGAAGACCAGTTTGCACTGATTTGGAAAGGTGCCAACAAGTGCGTTGACGAATTTGGCAATCAAACTGAATTGGGTATAAACGGATTTAGAGGCTTCCAGGCGGCCTGGCAAGAACATCCAGATCGTGATGATAAATGGAAAACAGAAGAGATTGGTCGCATTGGTGAAGAACGGTTCCGTCGTGAGCATGGTTGCGAATTTTTGATCTACGATGAAACGCTAATTAACAGTACCACCCTAATTGAAATGGCAGGCATAGATCCAATGGAACGACAGGGTCAAGTTCGTTGGTATAAAAAACCCACACGAGGACATCAGTATTGTGTAGGACTAGATCCCAGCTTGGGTACTGGCGGCGACTATGCGGCACTAGAGATAATTGAGTTGCCAACAATGATGCAGGTGGGCGAATGGCAACACAATAAGACGCCAATACAACGGCAAATTGTCATCATGAAAGAAATTTGCGATTATCTATATGAAATCACCGGATCAGATACAGACATATACTACAGTGTAGAAAACAACACAATCGGTGAAGCATCATTGATTGCCATTGCTGAAATAGGCGAAGAGAACATACACGGAACATTCTTAACAGAGTCCAAAAAAGTAGGCAATGTACGAACTTATCGCAGAGGATTCAATACCACACACAAGAGTAAACTAACAGCCTGTGCCAAGTTGAAGAGCCTGATTGAAACCCGGCGTATGCACATAGCCAGCAAAAACTTAATTAGTGAACTAAAGACTTTTGTAGCAACAGGCAATACATTCAAGGCCAAAATTGGCGAAACTGATGATTTGGTAATGAGCTTGATCCTGGTACTACGCATGGTACAAATGCTACAGAGCTTTGATGCTGAATTAGATCAGCATCTCAGGGACGGTTTAGATGAGTTTATTGAGCCCATGCCCTTTATAATGACCATGTGATGCAAATAACTGCCATAGATCAATATTTGTATCAAATAACCGACATACTACCTGTTGACCTGTTGACAGAATTAACAGCAACAGATTGGCTCAATTGGCCCTATCCACTAGATGCAATTGAAGAAGGAAATCGCAAAAGTTTAGCAGTGACAGGCGTTCTTGAACAAGTAAATCAATACATTATTGATATAACCCCAACCATACAGCAACACATTGGTATAATCTTTGATAATTTGCCGCATATTGCAAATACCAATTGGTGGTTAGACACAGAAAACTTTACCAGTGGAAAACATTCAGATACTAATATTGCCGCAAGTATGCAACTTTATTGGCACGGGGTAGAAACTTTGGGCACAATATTTTTTGAAGAAGACAAAATTACAGTTAAAAAGCATTTTGTTTTTGAACCAAATACCGGATATTTGATACTGAACCAAAACAGTAACCCTGTGCTCAGAACAGTAACAAACCTGCATCACATGCCTACATCCGTGCCAGCAGGGCAGTACCGCGTATCAAGCTATACAGGCTTTACGGATTACACAGATAAATAACTATATGAGAGAAATAGACAAAATTGCAGAAAACTTGTTTGACAAGATCCGTAGCCGATTTAGTAATGTAAATCTAGGTGACGAAACAGCCAAACGCACCCAAGATCCAGAACGGGCCAGATTTTTTAACTTTGATTTTGATGTTGACGGTGAAACTCTAGGCAATGTAACAATCAGTTTGATTGATGAAAAAGCAATGAAAGTGTATTTTGGCAGTGATATTATAGATAATATCAAACAGTCCGACGGAGATGAAAACTCCAAGCAAGAAGCATGGTACGATTTCTTGAGAAACTTGCGTAAGTTTGCCAAGCGTAACATGTTGAACTTTGATACCAGAGATGTTGCTAAAAGTAATTTACAACTCAAAGACATCAAACAACAAACCAAGGCAGATGATACTGTGAACAAAGAAGAAATTAATGTAACTGAAAGCCGATTATATGGAACCAGTCGCCATAGCTTTATGGAAGTTGGTCCTTGCAAGTTAAGAATCATACACAGCGACAGCATTGATGAAGAACAACACGGCGCCCGCAGTCGTAAAATTGATCAAATCTTTATTGAAACACCACATGGTGAGCGTTTCCTAGTACCACACAAGCATCTAGGTTGCGCGGCCGCATTGGCAACACATATTGCACATGGTGGCGAACACAATGATGACATAGCCGAGTGCATGAACGGTATGGTTGCCGAAATGGGCAATATGAGCCATTTTGTGCGTTCAGTTAAACGCCGTACAGACCTAGATGATGAAACAGGTCAAATGGCACATGCGGCCATTAACAGATACAATGAACTTAAAAACAAATTAAAGCGTCTAAGAAGTCCACGCCACTATTTAGATTTTGTGGAAAATTACATGCCTGAATCTGCAATAGAAGAGGAATATGATGTTGACGCATTGCGTGAGCGTTTTGTTAAGAAGATGTATGATGAGCGTTTTGATGCCGCACTGCCGTTTGTGTATAGAGCACATAAACGACAGCAAGAAAGCATGAACACACCAATGGCAGAAGAATTTGAATCTTGGGCCAACGGTATAGTAGAAGGCACTTGGGCCATGCCCGAGTCGGAAGAAGAAGTTCGTCAACTAGTCGAATTAATGAGCAAACCACTGCAAGTTGGAGTCAACGGCGAAGATGCCACCAGTGCATTGTATAGTGTCATAGGTGATGATCAGTTATTTGATGACATACATGATATGGCCGACATCAAAGGCGAAGAATATGATTGCCGCCCAGAAGTATTAAAATGGGTCAAGCAAAACATGCCTGCAATAGTTCCGCAAATTGAAGCAGTCATGCAGAATGACAAAGCACAACCACAACCAGGTGCAGAACCAGTGTTGGGTACAACCCAACCTGCCGAACAACCTGTACCAGCGGCAACGCCACCGGTTACACCAGCACAACCTGTGATGCAAAGTGCTGATCCATTGGACTTTATTAGATCATTGGCCGGCCTGAGAAGATAAAACCAAAATTTGGTAACGGAAACGGGCAAATTAATTTGCCTTTTCTTTTGACTTGTCATAAATATTACTGTATACTGCAAAGAGTGCATTATACATATTAAGGCACACAATTAAGGCACATTTTTAAGGAGAACTATTATGGCCATGACATTAGCAGAAATTCGAGCAAAATTACAATCTCAAGACAACCGTAAAACCGGTAATCAACAAGGCGGTGATAACGCCATTTACGCACACTGGAACATTCCAGAGAACACAACAAGTCGCGTAAGATTCCTTCCCGACGCAGATCCAAAGAACAGTTTTTTCTGGGTTGAACGCCTGATGATCAAATTGCCATTTGCTGGCGTTAAAGGTCAATCAGACAGCAAACCTATTGTTGTTCAAGTTCCCTGTGTAGAAATGTATGGAGATGCTTGCCCTGTGTTGGCAGAAGTCCGTACATGGTTCAAGGATCCTAACTTAGAAGATATGGGTCGTAAGTACTGGAAGAAAAAATCTTATTTGTTCCAAGGCTTTGTGCGTGACAATCCAATTGGTGATGACAAGACTCCGGAAAATCCAATCCGTAGATTTGTTATTAGCCCGCAGATCTTCAACTTGATCAAGAACGCACTAATGGATCCAGAAATGGAAAACTTGCCAACTGACTATGCGGCAGGTCTAGACTTCTCAGTTAAGAAAACTAGCAAAGGTGGTTATGCTGACTATAGCACTAGTAGTTGGAGCCGTAAAGAGTCTGCACTTACAGCAGTAGAGGCCGCCGCAATTGAGCAATATGGACTTCACAACCTAGGTGATTTCTTGCCCAAGCGTCCCACTGATGTAGAGTTAAAAGTCATCAAAGAGATGTTTGAAGCATCTGTTGATGGACAGCCTTACGATCCAGATCGTTGGGCTAACTACTACAAACCCTATGGTTTGCAAGTAGGTGCTGGTAGCTCAGGTGATGAGGTTGCCGCTCCAGCAGTTAAAGTTGCCGCTCCAGTAGTAGCCAAGGCTGAAACACCAGCTTGGGAAGACGATGCCGCAGAAGCCGCATCTGCTCCGGTAATGACACCGACAGCAAAACCATCAAGTCAAAAAGCCGAGGACATCTTGGCCATGATTCGTAGTCGAAAACAGTAATGCAACTGTCGGTAGTTTTAGGCTCCTCCGCTCCGGGGGAGTCTTTTTCCATTGCACTCTACGATAATTTGTTTGTTAATAAATGGGTTAATGAATTTCGTTGGGCTGTTGATAACTGCACAATTAATCAACAAGATGCATTTTCAACACTAATGTCGGTTGAAGAAGCATCAGCAGTATTGCTGGATTCGTGTGTTACCATCAATAGATATCTTAAAGACTTTGTAGAAATTAGACCCGATATTGCCAACCAACCACAGGAATATTTCAACTACTTGCACGGCATATTTGAACAATTAACCGGAACATTTGATCGACCTACTAGGTTGTTTACTATTGCCAACACAGAACTTAAAAAAGCCATTAGGAATTTAAATTTTTATGTACACAGGGTAGAACAACAAACAGATCCGTTAGTTAATATGTATTTGAATTTTGATAAAGATCAATATCGTAGAATTCCCTTTGCATTAGAGGATTACAACTTCTTTGAATTTGCATTTCCTGCAGGCACATTATTCTTACACTATGCAGAATTAGGCAAAGAATATTTTGATTTGTACGAAGATGGGTTAGAATTGGATTACGCCGCATCGGCTAACTCACATTACTACAGTGGCGAAGCAAGTCTGGCAGCCAGAGATTTTGATGCATTTGAAGATGCCAATTTTAAGCAATGGCTTGTTGATAGAAATATTGATCCTTATAACAAGCAATTAGCACATGGAAAGATACCATTGGGCTTTGTGGGCAACATAAACCAAGTTACTGCCATGTTACAAAAGTATCGACACATTGATAGGATCGAAATTCATGAGTAATATAAATTCTATTGCGTTTGCCCTCGACCCTACCAATGTTCCCAGCTTCTTACTAGACTGGGAAGTTACCAAACGATGTAATTTAGATTGTGGGTATTGTGCTATAGGAGAGTTTGGGGGACATGATAATAGCCTCGAACACCCACCTGTAGCAGAATGTCTACACACAATTGATTTCATGTATGAGTATGTTGACCTGTATATGCGCCACAAAAAACCCAGCCAACGCAAAGTAGTATTAAATGTGTATGGTGGAGAAAGTCTATTCCATCCGGACATTGTGGAAATACTTACGGCCTGTAGAGATCGTTATGCTAAGTATAAAAATAATTGGTACCTAACTATAACTTGCACTACAAACGGTGTAGTTGGTGCTAATAGATGGGAACAGATAGTACCACTGGTTGATATGTTTATGATGAGCTATCATGCTGAAGCTTTGCCAAAACAACAGCAACAGTACCTTGACAATGTGATGTATCTTAAACAGCACGACCGCCGAGTCAAGTGTATAGTGATGATGCATAATGATCCGGAGTTGTTTAAGAAATCACAGACTGTGGTGGAGTTCTGTCAAACTAACAATATAGATCATGTAGCCAAGGCCTTGGATAACAGCGAAGCAAAATGGTCTTATAATAATACACAACAAGAGTCTATGAAGATACATTGGATAACCAAATCTGAACTATCTAATAAACCAGTTATTGAACAAGGTCGCGCCTGCTGTGGTGGGAGGAAACTTAGTACCAATGGTGATTTAAAGTCTCGTAATACTTTTGTTCATCAACAAGGTTTTCGAGATTGGTACTGTAGTGTTAATTGGTTCTTTTTATTTGTTAACCAGAGTAACGGAACGGTATATACAAACAAAGACTGCATGACCAGTACCACTAACCGAGTCGAACCATTGGGCAGGTTAAAAGAATATCAACAGATTCTCGATACCGTAAAACAGCAACTAGACACCCAGTCTATGCCTGTTATTCGTTGTATTAAGGATACTTGTAGGTGCGGCTTCTGTGCGCCGAAAGCACAAAACTTAGAAGATTTTATGGGTTTGATAGAACGCAATGTTACGGACAAAGTGTTCTTGCAATCTGTATAAAAAAATGTTAAACTATATCAAAGGAACTTTATTATGGCAAAACCATTCGATGTAAGCAAATTTAGAAAAAATATTACCAAAGCAATTGACGGTATTAGTGTTGGATTTAACGATCCAACTGATTGGATATCAACAAACAATTTTGCATTGAACTATCTTATCAGCGGAGAATTTACCAAAGGTATTCCGATGGGCAAGGTCACTGTGTTTGCAGGCGAATCTGGCGCAGGCAAGAGCTTTATCTGTGCAGGTAACTTGATTGCCAATGCACAGAAGCAAGGCATCTACCCAATCTTAATTGATACAGAAAACGCACTGGATGAAGCATGGTTACACGCCTTGGGCGTGGACACAGACGAAAGCAAACTACTCAAACTTAATATGGCCATGATTGATGATGTGGCAAAAGTTATTAGCGACTTTGTTAAGGAATACAAAACAATACCTGAGATAGAGCGTCCCAAGGTATTGTTTGTTATTGACAGCTTGGGTATGTTGTTGACTCCCACAGATGTTAACCAATTTGAAGCAGGCGAAATGAAAGGTGACATGGGTCGTAAACCCAAAGCACTCACAAGTCTTGTTCGTAACTGTGTAAACATGTTTGGTAGTTTAAATATTGGCCTGGTATGTACCAATCACACATACGCCAGCCAGGACATGTTTGACCCAGATGATAAAATCTCCGGTGGTCAGGGCTTTATCTACGCTAGTAGTATTGTTGTTGCCATGAAGAAACTCAAACTCAAAGAGGACGAGGACGGCAACAAGATCAGCGAAGTTAAGGGTATTAGAGCCGCTTGTAAGATTATGAAGACACGCTATAGCAAGCCGTTTGAAAGTGTACAAGTAAAGATTCCTTACGAAACAGGAATGAATCCCTACTCGGGACTAGTCGATCTGTTTGAGAACAAGGGATTTTTAGAAAAAGAAGGCAACAGTCTTAAATACACACTAACAGATGGCAAGACTATCAAGCAATTCCGCAAGGCGTGGGAGAGAAATGAAAATGGTTCGTTGGATCAAGTAATGGCTGACTTCACTGCCAACCCACACCATGTAATTGCAATCCCTGCAGAGGCAACAATAGAAGAGGAAGTCTAATATGAGTATCGAAGTTGATGTATTGAGTGAAACATATACTGTGCTTAAACAGTACATACCGGTCAAGGATCGCCAAGAAGCCGCAGACAATTTAATGAGTATTCTGGTAGATCTACTGGGTGATATTGAACTTAAAGAATTTGGCGGCACAGATGCCAATCTTAAAAAAGCCATTAAAGAATATGCCAACGACGAAGAAGACGAAGAACCTTACGACTACGAAGATTAACAATGTGGTATAACCGGATTGTACAAAATCTTGGAGAGATACCAGATTTTATCAACTACTATGAAAACGAACTAGTAGAAGCAAAGTACGATTGCAATGTCAAGGGACATCTTGAGAAAAATATTGCAACCTTGCCTGGTATAACTGAACACCGGTTTAATCAACTACAAGAGATTGAAGCGGTGCTTAACTATCTTAATATACAGTTAAGAAAGATTCGTCGCAAACACTTTCAAAAATATTTGGAAGCATACGCCAGGGCATTGACAAGCCGTGACGCTGAAAAGTATGTGGATGGTGAAGATGAAGTCGTTGATTTTGAAACAATTATCAACGAGGTTGCACTTGTACGCAACAAATGGCTGGGTTTACTTAAAGGATTAGAGTCAAAGAACTTTATGATTGGCCATGTAACTAGATTGCGTACAGCAGGCATGGAGGATGTTGTATTGTGAATGATTGGAAAGTTCGCGCCGATGAATTGCTGTCAGAGTTTGACATGTGTATAAGGGCACAACCAATGCACAATACTGTAGAAGTGCAGATAGCCAAAGATGCCACTGCTAAATGGGCTCATCATCTAAGTACACAGCGTAGTTGGGGCTCAGACTTAGAGATTGCAGAAGCATGCCATCAACTTGAACCTAGGCTAAAACAACTTAAAGAAAAAATAGTATTGGAAGTATTAACCAAATGACACAATTTGCCAACCCGCATCTAAGTCACGAACATAGTTTAGAAATTCTAAATTTGCTGTACGGATACGATAGTTTTTTAGACAGTCTTACAGTGATAGGAGACATGGGTTGTGGCTCAGGACTAGATGCACAATGGTGGGCCACATTGGAAACTCGCGACGATCCACCAGAGCCTAGAAATTATCGAGTGTATGCAGTTGATCGTTCTTTTAATAAAGTAGATGAAGAAATTCGTGCAACGGAAAATATCAGGTGGATAGAAGGTAATTTTGAAGAATATGGTATACTGCCAGAACTACTAGATCTAGTGTGGGCACACGATTCGTTTCAATTTGTCACAAGCCCACTACATACACTGTCGGTGTGGAATAAGCAAATGAACAACAACGGCATGCTGGTCATGGCACTGCCGCAGACTATCAATTATACATATAATAGATTGACCTTTAGAACACCCAACTATTCTTATTTTAATTATAACATTTCAAATTTAGTTTACATGTTGGCTGTAAATGGTTTTGACTGTAGAGATGCATATTTTTATAAAAATGTCCAAACTGATTGGATATACCTGGCAGTATACAAAGCAGAAGCGCCAATGGATCCTGGCACTACCAGCTGGTTTGATCTAGCTGATAAAGAATTACTGCATCCAAGTGTGGTAGACAGCTTAAACAGATATGGACATGTCAGACAAGAAGATATATTTTATCCTTGGCTAGACAAAGATTTCTACAGGGCAAAGACATGAGGATAGTGACATGTACCGGCGGCTTTGATCCCTTACATAGCGGACATATTGCCTATTTCAAAGAAGCAAGAACATTGGGTGACATGTTGATTGTGGGACTTAATAGCGACGAATGGTTGGAACGCAAGAAAGGTCGGGCATTTATGCCTTGGAACGAAAGATTGTGTATTATCAACAATTTGAGCATGGTTGATGAGGTCTACACATTTGATGATACTGATGGGTCAGCCAATCATTTTATACAACAGGTTCAGGCACACTATCCAGACTGTGAATTAATTTTTGCCAACGGTGGCGACCGAACTGCCAATAACATACCTGAAATGTTCATACAGGATGTAACTTTTAAATTTGGTGTAGGTGGCAAAAATAAAAAGAACAGCAGTAGTTGGATCTTAGAAGAATGGAGCGCACCAAAAACACAACGCCCGTGGGGTTATTATAGAGTGCTACACGAAGTACCGGGTACCAAGGTTAAAGAACTTACAGTTAATCCTGGGCAAAGTTTAAGTATGCAACGACATGCTGACCGGGCTGAATATTGGCATGTTAGTCACGGAGCATGTGCGGTGTATAGTATGATGCCCAATGGATATGCACTTCCAGTGGTGCTGTTAAGCGAGCACATGAACTATCATGTGCCTACAGGAGAATGGCATAGACTAACCAATCCCTATGAAGTGCCCTGCAAAATAGTAGAAATACAGTACGGAGAATCCTGCACAGAAGAAGATATTGAACGGCGATAAATAACTATATGAAGATTTTTGAAGTTATTGCCACAGTATCAGAAGGCCGCGGGATTTATGCTCGTAGTCCCACAGACCCTGCATTTACTGCTGTGCCCAACAACACATTTGGCGCAGAAGTAGGCGCACCTTATCAATTTGCCGGCACACAAAACTATCCACAACGGGGACAGTTTGCAGATACCGCAGAATTACAAGCCAATGTTGCACATGTAGACAAACAAGTACAACAACAAAGCGGTCGACCTATTACCTGGGCAAACCGCCAGGGCCCACGCCATCGTGGTTTTGGTCTAGCACAATTTGTTGGCAATGATGGCAAGCCTGTTTACTTTGGCAAGTACTTTGAAGAAATTCTTCCCAGTATGATGCACAAGTGGGACAATGATGAAGTGCCCGGCCTGCGTCCAGAACTAAAAGCCAGTAAAAAAGCCCGTGTCGGCTTCAAGCCACAAGACATTCTTGGAGCAGTTGACACAGCCACCAACGGTGCTGAGTTGTTGAAACACATCAACAGTGTGACCACACTACAGCAAAACATCAAAGACGGCATCAACATGATGACTCAGAAACGGTTGCCTGTGTTTGCCGGAGAAGCCGCAAACCTGGAAGCAGTGCGTGACAACCTAGGTGAAGTGCTACAAAGCATTGCCTTAACATATGGCATGGTTGGCGGCGAAGCTGACCAGGCTCGTAAAAAGATTCTTAACAATGCGCCCTGGCAGAAACTTGCTGTGCATTTCCCGCAGGGTAAAACATTTGGCCTGGTGGACTTCTATCTTCGTGCAGGCAACTTCAGTCTTGGCGTCAGTAGTAAAGGAGCCAAAGGAGCTCCGGCCAGTGTGCGTAATCTGCTGGAAGGTATTACCAATGCCAAGAAAGTTGGACAAGATCTAGAAGCTGAGTTTCCCATTGCGGCCAACCTGGTTAAGAAAATTGCTGAAGCCAACATGCAAGACGGGCCGTTGTTGTTGGCACAGGACTACAAATTTATCACTGTAGATCAAGCCGCGGATGTCAAACGCATGATCAAAGAACACACCACAGAAAATCCTCCGGCCTGGACTCAACCCTGGACTGAAGCATTTAAAATGAAATCGGCCGCAGGATGGAATTATGGATACTGGGTGCTGAGTGCCATTGCAGGTCGAGTTGCACAGCATGTCAACAGCACACCCGACTTCAGCGCAGGATGTGTGCAATTTTTAAATTATGCCAGCATGATGCAACTATACACACAGGCCAAAGCAGTAGGTGATGATGTGCAGATTACCGAATTCAAGCCAGTGTACCCTCCAAACTTTGAAGGCTCAATAGCATTGGTAGCAGGCAAGAGTTACTATGCAAGCGGTATCAACCAGAAATATGTTTTCGACTTCAGGCCTGCTTGACAACTAAAGACTCTTAGTATATAATATACATATCGCGCTGATAGCTCAGTTGGTCAGAGCAGAGGACTCATAATCCTTTGGTCGTAGGTTCGAGCCCTACTCGGCGTACCAAATTTCAATCAAGTTTATATGTTAACATACATCATTACATTCTTTGCTGTGTTTGCAACTGATATACTTTATGTATATTTTATAAAGGCAGTGCAAAACGACCGATCGGTACAGGCCAGTGGTTGGGCCATGCTGGTCACACTGACAGGAACCATAACTGTTATCAGTTACACTGAAGATCATTGGGCCATAATTCCAGCCTTGATAGGAGCGGCCGTTGGCACTTATGCAGGCATGGCCTTAAGGCGAAGACAACAGGTAGAATGAAATCCTGGCGTTCGTTCAATGGATAGGACATGATTCTTCTAAAGTCATTATAGAGGTTCGATTCCTCTACGCCGGACCAAATATATGCAAACACTAGAACAAAATCCCAGACTAGGTTTTTACACCGTAGGTGATAAACGATTCTACAGCAAGCCACAGGCCCTGTTGGAAGCAACCGCAACTGGTCACTTTCCGCACTTTAACTTCAACAGAGAAGTATACAGTCGAATAGATACAACCATAGAACCCGAAATAAGTCTGCGTGAACTGTATCGTATGCGGGCTCGACAATTACGAGACCGATACGATTACATTCGTCTAGAGTTCTCGGGCGGCAGTGATTCAACAACTGTGTTGTATAGTTTTATTAACAATGGTATACACCTAGACGAAGTGGTGTTTCGTTATCCTGCACAAGGTGATAAGAATCTTGGACCCGACGCCAAGAACATGAAAGCGGAAAACACACTGAGTGAATGGCACTTTGCCGCCAAACCCATACTGCAAAAATTAGCCATCAGTAATCCCACAATCAAAATTACTATGCATGACTTTAGTCAAAACATACTGGACTACAAGGGTGATGAGTCTTGGGTTGAAAACGCCAGAGACTACCTGCATCCTGAACACACATTCAAACATGATCCCTTGGGGCTGGATGGACACAAACAATTGGCCGAGTCTGGCAAGAGTATTTGCGTACTATACGGCATAGATAAGCCTAAGATCTGTATTCGAGATGGGCGTTGGTACTTGTATTTTTTAGACATACAGGCCAATCACAGTCAAGGCACGATTGGTCCTTATACCAACTTGACTACAGAATATTTTTACTGGCAACCAGATATTCCTGAATTGATAATCAAGCAAGCACACACTATTCGCAACTGGTTCCAGTTGCCGCATACCCGGCACTTGCAGTTCTTGATGCGGTGGCCCAACCACAGTCCGGCACAGCGTAATGCATACGAACAGATTGCTCGTCCCCTGATCTACGAAGACTACGATCCCACAACTTGGCAGACAATGAAAAGTACCAACAACTTCTATAGTGAAATGGGTTGGTGGTTCTTCAAGAACTTCTCAGAGACTCGTTTCTACGAAGCATGGAAAGCCGGAGTAGCACACATGGTGGACAAGATTGATCCCAAGTTCTTTACCTATGAGATGGGCCGGCCTGTGGGTTTTACTGGCTTTATGGATACCTTCTACGACCTAGGTCCTGCTGACTTTGTCAACACGGACGCCATGTTGGACTTGATGCGCTAATGGAACAGTTTGGATTTTATCGAGTTGGCGATGCGAAGTTCTTCAGCAAGTTAGAAGCCGCACACGAGCACGAGCGTGTAGGCTTGCCACTCTCTTGGGATTTCAACGAGGCAGTATACAGCAGTTACGATTGGAAACAGGAACCTGTAGAAACATTAGAAGAATTATACAGACAGCGAGCACAGCAAATCAGAGACAAGTACGATTACCTTGTACTTTGGTTTAGTGGCGGTGCTGATAGCAATAACATACTGAATTCGTTTATCAACAACGATATCAAACTAGACGAAGTTGCCAGTTATGTAAACTACGAAGCAACCAAGGATCGTTATAACTTCCTTAATGGTGAAATTTATAATGTGGCCACGGTTAAAGTAGAGCAAGCAAGAGTTCGACAACCTACATTACGGCACACAGTGATAGATCTAGCCCAACAAACACTGGATCATTTTACTGCCAAAGAAACCAAGTTTGATTGGATATATCATATGAATGGATATCTCAATCCCAACAATGCGGCCAAGCAGGATATTAAACTGCGTGAAGCCCATTGGCGTGACATGATTGCGGCAGGCAAGCGTGTGTGTTTTATACACGGCATAGACAAACCGCGTATCAATGAAGTCAAAGGCAATTACTATTTCCGTTTTGTGGACATGGTAGATACTGCTGTCAGTGGGCAAGTGCAGATGTTGAATCGACCCTGGGACTTTGATGAAATGTTTTATTGGAGTCCAGAGGCGGCCAAGATTGTGATCAAACAAAGCCATGTTATCAAACGCTACATGACCGTGGCCACACCCACAAGCCCGTACATAACAGAAGACACCAACAATATTGTAAGCAAGACCGTTGATGGCAAACGATTCTTTCTAAGTGTTGACGGCATCAGTTATTTGATCTATCCTGGCTGGTATCCGGTGCCCTATCAGTCAAAGGCACCCAGTTTGTTCTTTTCACCTAGAGATGAATGGTTTTTTAATTTACCAGATTCAGATCCTGCTAAGTATTCTTGGAGAACAGGATTAGAACATATTTGGCGCATCATGCCCACCAAATGGAAAGAAGATCCGCAAGACATTAGACGCGGATTTAAAAAGATGCCGAGCAAGGTTTATAATTTAGGAACATGAAACAGTTAATTTTATCTTTGGTATTGTTATTTGGTACAGCACAAGCAGAAACAATTCGGATAGTTGTGCCATTTGCACCTGGTGGAGCCGCTGATCAAGCCGCTCGCGTACTAGAACGAGCTTTAACTACACATACACAGAACACGTATGTAATAGAGTACCGTGCAGGAGCAGGTGGCGCCATTGGTGCCAATTATGTAGCAAAAAGCCGTGGATCTGACACTATTTTGTTAATTCACAGCCTGGCCGTGGTGGTAAACAGTCTACAGGCCGATAGTATGTACAGTTTAACAGAGTTTGAGCCTGTTGCCACATTGGGCACAGTGCAATTGGCATTGATCACAAATCCAAAGAGCGCAGTTAATACCATGCCAAAGTTGCTGGCCACACGAGATCCTGTGTTCTTTGGTAGCAGTGGCAACGGTGCGGCCACACATATTGCTGGAGAACTATTTAGAATCAATACTCTTGTTGACATGACTCATGTACCTTATCGAGGTGAAGCGGCCGCACTAACAGACATACTCAGCAATAATATTACTGTATTGTTTACGAGTGTTGGGGTGGCAAAGGATCAACCTGTGACAGTACTAGCAGTTACAGGTATACGGCGCAATCGTGAATTTTCGCAAGTACCTACATTGCAAGAACAAGGCATACGCGGTTTTGAAACTAGCCCAAATTGGTTAGTGTTACTGGCCAACCCAACAGCAGACCAACACACACTGGCAGTAATTAGAGCCGCACTTGGCACCGCACTTAGGGAAGATCCAGAACTATTTGGTCGAGTGGGGGTTGACATAGATCGACAGCAGTTGTATAATACACAACAGTTTATGAATTCTGAACGACAACGAGTTCAAAAGATTTTATCCCGAATTCAAATAAAGTAGTTGACACGAAGAGATAAATAAAGTATAATAGAGACTATGATGCAAACATTATCCTTACATTCACCAAAACAAATGCCCCAGTTAGGCCTAACAGCCTATTGGTGCCTGTTTGCGAAGGTGAGTAATGATCGCACACCAGAGATTCGCAGGGTCCAGGGAGACACCGTGTAATTACATAGTAACTACAACAAACCCCAGGACCCTAGGCTTAAAACACCTAGGGTTTTTTGTTTTAAGGAATAGAATGACAGATAGAAAAGAAAAACTTAGTCCCAGAGAACAGGCGTATGTGCATGAGCATACTTTAACCAAAGAACAACTACATGAGTTGATTCGAGCAAAGTTAGAGCGTGCCGAGCGTATGCGTATGCAACCTAGGATCGAAGAACGCAAACAAATCTATACTTAACAGTATATGTAGTGTGGGGAAACGAGGTCCCTGGCGCACTCTAAACATGCCTAAACGGGCGGACAGGACACATGGAGTTCCATTTGTGGAACAATAGACTCCTGGGTAGGGTATCAACTCTATCATATCCCTTGGCGACAAGGGGTATTCAAAAACACATCGGATGAAAAATGCGGCAAGTAGAAAGATAAACTACTGATGCGGGCTCACTGACCGGGCCGACAAGGACCAGTGTGTTTTTGAATACGGAAGTGTGGCTGAGCTTGGCTTAAGGCAACTGTCTTGAAAACAGACGATCTGAAAAGGTCCGTGGGTTCGAATCCTACCACTTCCGCCAGACTAAAAAGATCTTTTAAATTTTTGTTGAGTAATTGTGCCCCATCCTAGCTTTTCAAAAGCCCAGATGCAGTATTTACCAACATCAACTTGCCACCAGTGGTACCCAATTTTCCAATTCCCTGGATCTGTACTGTGGTTGTTGTGCCACGGCTCACCATCTAAATAAATGTAGGCCCAAATTGGTCTATTGCAAGTGCTTTTATTAACAGGGTCTGCATGACCTATGCTGTTAATTAATCGTTGTTTAAAACTGTATCCACCCAATACAGCAATCCAAAAACTCAACAAAGATAAACTAGGATCGATTATACACATTGCAATCCATAACGCAATGTTTATGTGATAGTGGTAATCAAAGAAAAACAAGTGATCTTTATCTTTACCTAAATCTTTGATATATTCTGGACTATACGAAACTTTAGTTTGAAGTCTAGGATAAAATATTATTTTCCATCTAGGCATGTAATATGGACTATGTGGATCGTTGGGAGTATCTTCTAGATGGTGATGTTTTCTATGTGTCATTACCCATGATAACGAAGTAGTAAACAATCCAATGGTATGCATAAACAATCCATATATGTTGAGCCATCTTACTGGTTTCCAGGACTTGTGACTCCAACACCGGTGTACAAACAAAGAAACGTGTAAGCCACCTGTCGCCACAATTGCATACAAAAACAGTATGTCAATCCAGTTAAAATGTGTAATGCACCAGTATACGGTCCATATAGGAAATAACACACATGTTAGTAAAAATACTTCATGGTCTATTTTCCCTCGCTTTTGGTATCTCTTATTAAGTTCTGCAGGTATCATAATTAATCTCTTTCAAATGATCGTATTTTACCCCAACCCAACCAAACACATAATTGTATAAACCTCGCTCCTAGGTCTATCTCATACCATTTGTGCCCGAATCTCCAATTTGTGGGGTCAAGATGATGATTTCTATGCCATGGCTCACCGTGTAGGTATAGCCAGGCATAGAAAATACTATTAGTTGATTCTTTAGTAGATGAATCGTTATGTCCGAGTACATTAAATGATTTATTTTTAAACATGTGAAACCCAATGATACCTAACCATAGTATTAACCAATTTATATTTATAATAGCTAACAATGTCCATAAGCTGACATTTATAACCCAATAGTAATTAGAAAACCACATGTGTATTGGATCTTTAATTAGGTCTTTAGAATATATTCCAATATCCTTGGGAAAATCCATGTCGTATACAGCAGTTGCCACATAAAATTTACCCTTATAGTAAGGGCTGTGTGGATCTTTTTCAGTATCTGAAAATCTATGATGTTTCCGATGAACCGCGGCCCATGCTAAAGTCTTGCCAGTACAACCGATATTATGAATAATTAAAGCACATATATTTAACCATTTGTTTGGCACCCAGGCTCGATGACACCAGGCTCGATGCATAAATGTAGTTGTGTTTATACCAAGAAGGTAAGCAAAAAAAATAAAAATATATAAATGTGTAGGATTAAAATCTATACACATGTTGTAAATCCATATCAATGTAAAGATTGGAAGTCCGTAAGTTGTTGCCCAAACTAAACCCCATTCAATAGTATGGCGTAATACTTTATTCTTTTTCAATGGTTGTGGCAGCATTTTTAATATTTATGTTGGGTTTGGTGGTAGAAATTAATTGGCAACTTAGCTCAGTAGGTAGAGTAATGGATTGAAAATCCGTGTGTCACTAGTTCGATTCTAGTAGTTGCTACCAGTATTTATGCCCCGGTGGCGCAATATACCGGGTAGACGCATCTGTTCAAGAGACAGACTAGTTGCGGGTTCGAACCCCGTCCGGGGCACCAGATTGCAAACAAAAGTATTACTTGCTCATTAAAGGAATCATTGCTATACTAGAGGCAAGTTAAGAAATTAACTGAACCTGGTGTAGCACAAACGCAACAGTTGAAAATAACAGTTGTCCAGAAATGGTAAAGGTGCTATACTAGAGTTAAGTTAAGAAATTAACACAGTTCTTTAAAAATTTAATTTTCATATAGGTCTTGATCTAGTATTGAGATACTATATGCAAACGCATTGGGTTACCAAGCCAGTAGGTGACCTAGTTAGTGATATACCAGTTGACGGACTGGCACTGCTAGGTCACACGAAAGACGGGCGTATCAGTGATGTAAATCACGAGTTACGGTAGTCACGCTGGAACAACTTGGCCTGTAATGTGATTGATAGACAAGTCCGTGGACGGCACGGTAGGGCAGGTTCAAAACTGTTGTTTCTATCACTCATCCCTGTGTGTTTTCATATAGTGAGTATTGCTCGGGTCGTCTATCGGCGAGGACGCTGCCCTTTCAAGGCGGAAAGAGGGGTTCGATTCCCCTTCCGAGTACCATATGAAAACACATTACCTATTAGTAGCGGCGTACCCGTGGGGCTAGTAGGAGTCTTGCAAGCTAGTGTGTTTTAATATGGTAGTTTTGGAGAACGAGAAGCATTGGCGACTTCAGGTGACTGTAAATCATCCACCTAACGGTATACGGGGTTCGATTCCCTGGTTCTCCACCAAAGCAGAGGATAAGTTACATTATCCAGTATGAGCCACTAAGGTAGGTACCTAATCCTTAGGGCAAGCAATAGTACAAAAATGCAATGTAACAGGTGAACGGTGATCCGTTTCATGGGGAGACCTCAAAAATGACCTCCACCAAATTTGGTCCTAAAGTGTTCATGGACGCACGACGGCTTGTCACGCCGTAAGAGTGGGGATCGTTACCCCCTAGGACCGCCAAGTTTTGAGAGCCACATCGCCTGGATACTTCCTTCGGTAACGAAGCACTAGGTCCTGCAACCGTGGCTCTCCCCTAACGTTCCGCTTGGTTAGCGGAT